GCTCCCACCCATGGGAGCCAAACCACCAGTGAACCATCAGTGAACCACCAGTTAACCACCAAGGTTGCAGCGGCACCCGAGCAGGGCGTCGAAGCGGAGATTGTCGATGCCGCTGCCGCGCCATCGAGTCCGAAAAAAAGCAAGTCGCCGCTGACGCCGGAAATGCAGGAGGCGTGCAGATCGACATGGGATTCGTACTGCGATGCCTATGAAGCCCGGTATGGGGTGGCGCCGGTGAAAAACGCGAAGGTGGCCGGCATGGTTGTCTCGTTCGTCAAGCGGGTCGCCATGGCGGAAGCCCCGGGCATTGCCACGTGGTACGTGCAGCACCCGGGGCGCTTCTACGTCGAAAGGGGTCACGTCTTCGACCACCTTCTTAGGGACGCCGAAAAGCTGCGAACCGAATGGGCCACCGGCCGCGTCGTCACCACGACCGCCGCACGCCAGTCCGACCGCCGCGGAGCGATGGCCTCTGCGGTGCAGAACCTGCTTGCCGAGTGCGAAGGAGCCGAGAAATGAAACCGAGCATCCTGAAGGCCGTCGCGGTGACGGCAGAGCTGACCGGCGCAGAGCTCTCCGAGGCGGCGCTGCGCGTCATGGCTGGCGACCTGGACGCCTACCCCGAGGCCGCGGTGATCCGCGCGCTGGACCGCTGCCGCAAGGAGCTGAAGTCGCGCCTGACGCTGGCTGCCGTGCTCGAGCGCGTCGAGGAGCAGGATGGCCGTCCGGGTGCCGACGAGGCATGGGCGATCGCGCTCGGCGCGCTGGACGAGGCCGACACCGTGGTCTGGACCGACGAGATGGCCGAGGCGTTTGCGGTTGCGCGGCCGGTACTCGAGGCTCGCGAAAAAGTCGGGGCACGGGTCGCATTCCGCGATGCCTACGAGCGGCTGGTGCGCGAGGGCAGGGAGGCCGGCAAGGGCTGCAAGTGGGTCGCCTCGATCGGTCATGACGCGACCCGGCGCGAGGCTGCGCTGACCCAGGCTGTGCAGCGCGGACGCGTCGCCGCGGCATCGGTTGCGCATCTGTTGCCAGCGCCGGCTGGCGATACCCCGGTAGGCGCTGCGTTGCTTGAAGGCAAGCCGCAAGCGCTGCTCGAGGCGCCGGACCTGACCGAGCGCGAGCGAGAAACCAACCTTCGCGGCCTGGCCACGCTGCGCGCGCACCTGGCCGAGCTCGACCGCGCCGGAGAGGCGCAGCGGATCGCACAGGAAGCGCTGGCGCGCGAACACGGCGAGCAGATGCGCCAGCGCAAGGCGGAGGCGATGGAGAGGGTCGACGCACTGCTGCGGGAGCGCGGGCAATGAGTCTTCACGCCGTTTCCGGGAAGCACCAGGACGGAACCGCCTGGGCCAAGACGCCACCCCCCGGCGGCGCCCGCGGCTCGCGCTGGGAGGCCGCCATCCTCGAACTCGCCGAGGCCGGCGAACCGCGCTTCGTGAAGATCCTCGCCGAGCACGTTGCGAGCGGGGTGATCGTGTCGCCGCGCGCATCAGCCGCATTGGAGC